CTGGATGTCATTAACGATACTTCTAACTTTTTTATGGAGTACCGTACTTCTAAGTGGTTTGACAATCAATACCTCAATCAAACTCCCGCGAGTGGAGCGCCACAGTTCTACACGTACAATGGTGTTGACTCCCAAGGTGATTCACAAATAGACATATACCCAAAGCCTGACGGTGTTTACACTCTTAGGTTTAACTGTGTGTTACGCAATGAAGACTTAGCTGCTGACACAGATAATATGTTAATACCTGCTATGCCCGTCATACATTTAGCAGTAGCTCTAGCAGCCCGTGAGAGAGGCGAGACAGGCGGTACGTCAACACCTGAATACTTTGCTATGTCTGACAAGTATCTGTCTGACGCTATCGCTCTGGACGCACAGAAGCATCCTTACGAAACTGACTGGTATACCCCTTAGGAGCTAATGTATGGCCCAGCCCTTACAAAGTATTAACCTAGTTGCTCCCGCGTTCAAAGGTGTCAACACTGAGGACTCCCCGTTAGCTCAGGATCCATCGTTTGCTGATGTAGCTGATAACGCTGTCATTGACAAGCGAGGACGTATTGCTACTAGGAAGGGTCTTGAGACTCTTTCCAATAGTACGTATGAGATAGGCACAGACTACGTACACTCAATCCACGAGTTCTTTGATGACGAAGATAACGTCAAGATATTCAGTTTTGCTAGCAACAGGATTCTGTCAGGAGTTCATACATTTGTTAACGAAACACCGTCAGGCTACACTATTGCTGAGAACGACTGGCGATCTGTAAACTTCAACAACGCTGCTTACTTCTTTCAGAGGAATCAAGAGCCTTTAGTGTATACTGACGCTGACGGTCTGCGAACCTTTGGAACAGCCACAGGCACTACAACACCTGCTTACCTTTGGTGTAACGAGGTTTGCGCGGCTTACGGTAGACTCTGGGCAGTGGACAGTAACGAAGGTGCTCAGATTATCTATTGGTCTGACTTGCTCATAGGTACTGACTTTACTGGAGGCTCCTCAGGCTCTATAGATATTTCTAAGGCTTGGCCCGATGGTTCAGATAGTGTCGTAGGTATCGCAGCACACAACAGCCTCTTGATTATCTTTGGTAAGCACAGCATCGTTGTATACGAAGGTGCAGACTCTCCAGCTACTATGGCGATTGCTGACACAGTTCCCGGCGTAGGCTGCATTGACAGAAACTCTATTCAGCACATCGGTACTGACATACTCTTCTTAGACGACACCGGCCTTAGGAGCTTCGGTAGAACTATCCAAGAGAAGTCTATGCCGATAAGCGACCTCAGTGGTAACATTAAGACTGAGTTCATTGAGTCTCTTGTTAACCGACAGGGGCCTGTGGCTACAATCTATTCACCAGAGAATACATTTTACCTTGTGTCGTTCCCTTCTAATAACCTTACGTACTGCTTTGATCTTAAGGGTAAAACAGAGAATGGATCGTACAGGGTTACACGCTGGCCCAGTTCAAACTTCTTCTCTTTTGAAACAATACGGTCAGGAGAGCTTCTTGTAGGTAACAAAAAAGGTCTTAGCATTTACTCAGGCTACTCAGACAACGGCGACCCTTATCGCTTTAGGTACTACAGTCCGGGACTAACCTTTGGTGATCCTTCAAAGCTTAAGATCCTTAAGAAGCTCAGGCCCACTATTGTAGGGGCTAACTCAGCTACTGTGTTTATCTACTGGGCTTATGACTTTAACACCACGTTCAGATCGCAAGCATACACTGTAGGTAACCAAGATCCTGCGTTCTATAACATTTCTGAGTTCAACATAGGCGAGTTCACTGGCGGTACTTTGATTTCTAGAAGAGCTGTGAACGCCACAGGAGATGGTAGTGTGATCACAATTGGACTTGAAGCAGACATCAATGGGTTCGCTTTGTCACTACAAGAAATTAATGTACTAGCACTGATAGGTAAAACACTATGAGCAACTACACACCAACAACAGACTTTGCCTCTAAGGACAATTTACCTTCTGGTGATCCAGCTAAGATTATCCGTGGTGCTGACTTCACAGCAGAGTTTAACAACATTGCAACAGCAATAACATCTAAGGCTGACACAGCTAGTCCTACGTTTACAGGCACTGTCACGATAGCTGACCTAAACTTTGTAGGTACGCTGGATTCAGGGACGATTGACGGAGGTACTTACTAATGAGTCTTATTTCTGAAGTAATGGGAGCGATTGTAGGGTCTGATGTTGACCTAGGTGACCTCTATAGTAACATAGGCACTACGGGTCAGCTTGCTCAAGGCGCTGCTGGAGAGCTTGCTACACAGTTGCCGGGGATGACTCAGTTTCAACCCTTCACTGTTACTAGCGGTACTTCTCAGGTAAACATGACCCCTGAAGGCGGCTTTAACATCGGTCTCTCTGAGGGTGCTCAGGCACAGCAGAATGCCTTGAGGCAACAAGCTAACTACTATATGACTCAACCTGTCCAAGGAGCTAACCAGACTAACCTAGCTTCTAATCAGGCGTTTAACTTAGCTAATGATCCTAATAGATTAGCCATGACAGGAGCCAATGCTTACCAAGGATACACAGGTTTACAGAATCAAGCAGGAGACCTAGCTTCACAGTTCTTAGGTACTGCCCCTGTAGGTGCGTTGTCTTCTCAGGGAGCAGGGCTACAAGCGTTGCAGTCAGGCATGAGCCAAATGAATCAAGTACCTGCTGGCACCTACCAGACTAGAGATGCAGCCTCAAGCGCCTTTGGCTTAGGTAATCAATTTGTAGGTGCCTCTCGGAACCAAGCTGGAGACATTAATGCTTTGCGCGGGATGTTTGCTAATCAGGCTGCAAGTGCTTTAGGCGGCGGTGGTGGTCAGTTGGGTCAGTTGGGTCAGCTTCCACCAGAATCCGCAGGTATACAAGCAATGCGTGAAAGAGACGCCGCACGGCAACGCACCATGGCCGATGCCACAGGAATAGGAACAACTTCTGGTTTAGATCAAATGCGTCAAAAGATGGGTAAATCGGGTCAGTTGCCTTTTGGTGGTCAGTCTAACCCGCGAACTTTTAGAAACTTAACGATGCCTAACGGAAACACTATGACCGTTGATCCTAACGATCCTAGGCTGCAAGGTTTGTCAGAAAGTCAAATGATCCAGAAGATAACGAAGGCGCACAGCGTTACACCCGAGCAAACGCTACAAGCTCCATCTATAGGACAACTTGGACAGCAAGCGTTAGGCTTAGGCTCTCAAGGTTTGGCAACGCAGGCTCCGTCAGACGTAGAAGCTCTTAGGAGTCAGTACGGTCAGTTAGCAGGACAAGCTGCGGGTAACGTCTTAGGCTCTACAGCAGGGCGTGAGTCTGATGTATACAACCGCATCCGGGCTACGCAGAGGCCTGAGGAAGAAAGGCAGCGTATGGCTCTAGAGGAGCGTTTGTTCAACCAAGGGCGTTCAGGAGTCTCTACTAACATGTACGGCGGCACTCCTGAGCAACTTGCGATGGCTAAGGCTCAAGGGGAAGCGCAAAACCAAGCTTCGTTAGCTGCTATTCAACAAGCTCAGTCAGAACGTCAGCAGTCCCTAGGTGAAGCTCAGGCCTTTGGTGGCATGTTTGGACAGCAAGCTGGGTTGTCTAGTAACCTACAGAACCAAGCGCAGGCTCGGGCCTCACAGTTGTCACAACTAGGCTTGAGTGCAAACCAGATTGAGTCTCAGTTGCAGTCTGAAGGGTTAGGCAGGGCGGTTACATCAGCTTCTCAGGCGGCTAATTTAGCACAGCTTTCGGGTGGCTTACAGGCACAGCAGGCTGGCTTAGGTGCACAGTTCTTAGGCCTAGGCAGCTCTCTATCTGGACAAGAGCAGGCCCTGAGGAGCGCACAGCAACAGAGGGCACTACAGGCTTCTACAGGCGGTCAACAGATGCTTGCGGGTTCTCAGGGTCTACAGCAGGGACAACTTGGGTTGGGCGCAGGAGCCGCAGGTCTCATGGGTCAGCTTGCTCAGCAACGACAGGGCCTCATGTCTCAGAACCTTCAGGATATACTGGCGGCACAGCAGATGGGTGCTGGTCTCGCTGGGTCTTCGTTTGGTTTGCAGCAGGCACAGCAGCAGCTAGGCTTAGGTGCTTTGGGTGCTTCTTACTTACCAGAGCAACAGGCTCTAGGAATGCTATCCGCTGCTGCACCTTACGCATCAATAGCAGACGTAGGACGACGACAGGGTGCTACCATGTACGGAGAGACTGCAATGTCAGGACTGGATGCTATGATGGCAGGGCAGTTAGGACAAGCTAATCTCATGGGTGGAATCATACCCGGAGTTGTACAGGGGCTGGGTAACATTGCAGCCACGGGTATCGAAGCTGTCGCAGACATATTTGATTAATAGGAGATAACTAATGCCAAGGTTTTCACAACAAGTAATTAATGCTTTAGCTAATCCTAGTTACGGTATGCTCACTGGACAAGCTCTCGCCAACACGGGGGAGCGTATGTCTCAGATTCCCGGAAACATTAAAGCAGAGGAGGAACGCCAGAGGCTTCTACAGGAGCAGATGTTGCTACGTAAAGCTGGACAGGCAGGCGTAGCAGCCTATGGAGCAAGAGACCCTGCGGCTTTGTCTGCGGCTGGCGCACAAATGGCAGCTTTAGGGGATCCTACGACAGGTATGGCTTTTGCCCAAGCAGGAGAGGAGATAGCTACAACTGAGGCAACTAAGGCTGCTTTTGCTGCTCGAAAGAATGCAATGGTTCTTAGGGCAGAGGCTCTTAATCTTTCTAGTGAGGTTGTCTCATCTATCAAAGCAGCAACTACTGACAAAACCTTAGATGCGTTGGCAGGAGACCTAAGAAAACAAGAGCTAGATGCTCTTCCTCAATTAAGTGACACTGCCCGAACGAGTGTACTAAAGGGCGTAGGATACTCTGACAGAGAAGCCAAAGATATTGTATCTAAGAAGCCTTCTAAACAAGAGTTTGAGGCTTACAGAGACCTCCAGAAGGGTGACGTTAATATGTACCTAGATTCCTCAGGTAAGCCTGTAACCTACAGAACTACCGAATACGGAATGGTAGTGGTGGACGGTGAGATGGTAGACCCAAGTACTCTAGGGTTGACAGAGGCTCCTAATCAACAGGTCATTAAAAACGTGACCGCAACAATGGGATCAGAGCTTGCTAAACGAGGCGCAGAGGCGTTTGGAGAACTTTACGTACAAGCAGGAAAGGCGCGTGAAGGAATCATAAGTATTGATAACGTGATGGGTGACATTGACACTATGTTTACAGGAACCACAGCTAACGTAGAGTTAGGGGTGAAGAAGTTCCTAAACGACATAGGCATTTCTGTAGACCCTAAAGGTGTTATGGCAACAGAAGTCTTTATGGCTGAGTCTGCTAAACGTATTGCTGAGTACATAACTAACTTAGGTGCTGGTACTGGACTCTCGGACAAAGACTTAGAGTTTACTAAGAGGGTTGTGGCAGGTAATGTAACCCTAGAGGCCGATACTATTAAGAGAGTATTAGAAGAATACAAGGCAGCAGCAACTCGAAAGATAGAAGGCTACAACTCGATTAGGAGCACAGTAAACAGCAGGCTAGGTGAAGAAAACCAAGGAGCTTTAGACTTATACCCTACTCTGACAGTTCCTCAAGGAGGTCTCAGTGCAGACGCTCGGAAGTACTTTTGATAACGGAGTAGAATAATGCCTACAAGAGAAGAGTACATCGAAGCAGGTAAGAAGGCAGTAGCAGACAATAATATAAAAGCAGCTAATGAAATAGCAGCAGCTATATCTAAAATGGATGCAGCTAATGCTCCTCCAGATGCTCCTGTCGAAGAACCACAGACCTACCTAGAAGCCGTAGGTCGTAAGTACGGGGAGACTGACTTCCAAGGCACATTAGGCTCCTATGTGCCTGAGGTGGCTCAGAGACTACAGAGGCGTGTAGAAGGTGGTGGAGAGCCTACGCTTACTCAAATGGCTGCTACGGGCTTATCACAGGCTGCTAGGACAGGTGGTGAACTAGCTGTGCAGGCCTTTGCCCCTCTGGTTCCTGAGGGTCTAAAGGAGGCCTTAGGCACCGCTTGGGACACCTTATCTCAGTCTGGTTACGGTCAGGCAGCTATCTTGGCAGCTTCCTCGGGATTTGAGCAGTACCAGAACTGGGCAAAGACTAACCCAAAAGAAGCAGAGGAGTTTGAGACTACAGTAGACGTAGCAACGCTGTTCTCCCCTAGGCCAGACCTGATAAACCTAGATAATAAGGTTAGGGCAGCTAAGGCCGCAGGGAATAGACAAAAGATTAACAAAGAGAAGGAAGCACTAACAGGACTCCTGACGCCTGAGAACTTAGACGGTCAAGCTAAGACCGCAAGAACAGGCTTGATAAACACAGAGAAATGGGTTCCTGACGAGTTTGACGAGTCTGTAATTGACGTTGTTCAGACGATACCCGGAATAGAACCCTTCGGCACTGTACATAGTAACTTTAGGATTATTCAGAATCATGTTGAGAACTCAGCAAAGACCCTTACTAACTACATAAAGAGTCAGAACAAGAAGATAGATACTAAAGAGCTTAGTGATGAGTTTGATTTTGCTCTTGATGATTTCCAAGGGAGTGACGTATATAAGTTAGCATCTGATGCTGCTCAAAAGCAGTTTGATAAGTTTTCAAGCCTAGCTAGAGATTTGATTATAGAGGAAGGTACGGACCTGCAAGGGGTTCTCAGGGCGCGCAGGAGGTTTGATAAGGCTATGTCAGCGGCTGGTAATACTTTAGATGCTGATGTTGCTACTTATCAAGCACAGGCTGGTAAGTTAGTTAGAGGGGTGATGAACGATTATCTAAAGAGGAACACTGACGGTGTAGAGGTGCATAACTTATTAGACACGCAGTTTAGATCCTTAACAGCTTTGGATCGTTTGGTTAACAAACGTAACGCAGAAGGTAAGAATGCTGCTGCTAGGCTCATGCAGACCATAACAGATAAGACAGGAGTGAGTATACCAACATCTGTTCTATCGGTACTTGCCGTAGGAACCACAGCCTTTAGTCCCACAGCAGGAGCAGCTATAGGAGGCCTCGCTGCTGCTGGTTACTTAGGTCAGCAAATAGCTAGACACGGTAAGACAGCAACTCTTAAGGCCTACGCAGGTTTGCTATCAGCTACCGATAAGGCAATAAAGGCTGCTAAGAAGGCTAACGATCCTGCGGGGCTGAAGGTCCTAGAGATGGATAGAATGGTAATAGTTGACATGGTTAATGACGTTCGTAACTACGAGGATACTAAAGAGAATGAGTGACCTCTATCAGAAACGTAAAGAATACCAAGCTGCGGTTAGACGTAAAGAGAGAGAGTACAGCGATGCTGCTGTGGAAAACCTTAAGAGTGCGGCAGATGCCGTAGTAGCCGATGATGTCAAAGAGGCCGTAAGAAACATAGGGGAGCAATGGGACACAGGAACTAACAAGGTTGCCAGAGGAGCCAGAGAGGTCTACCAAGGGGCCGTAGAGGGCTATAGAGGCAATGTTCCCGGAGCATTCAAGGAAGCAACCCTAGGTGCTGCTAACGTAGCCACAGGGGGCTTACAGGCCCTCATGTCGCCTGTCTCGGGACCTATAGAGGCTGCCTTGCCTAACTTAGGTGTAACCGAAGCTGCTATGAATTACATAGACGGTACTCGGGCAGGTCAGTTGATGCGTGAGAACCCTAGAGCAACTGAAGGTCTCTTTAATACAGCAGAGCTTCTTTCCTTAGGTAGGTTAACACCTAGGGCTTTGAACTCTCTGGCAGACAACGCCCCAACTAAGATGGAGGGTTTCTACGCTTCTCCGAACCCGTTAAATAAGGTTACATCAGCAGCTAAAGCTGTGGCCCCTAACACGGGTAATATTATAGATCAACTAGTCAACCCGTACTCCATGGCTACTAGGGATGTCATAGGTACTGGCCAAGGTAGAAGGAATGAGTACGTTAGTAGGCCTAACCAGAGTGAATCTGCAAGTAACATGCTTGCTAGTGGACACATGGATACTCAGCAAAAGAGAGGAATCGAAAGAGATAAAGAAACTGTAGCTGGAAGTAGCGCAGAGGCCCAGAGATACATAGCAGACGAAGTTGACATATCTGACACCGACGGTCTAAAGCGGGGATTACAGCTTGTTGATGACGCCCCTGATAACGTCCTAGAGGGGGCAGTAGCACATGTTAGGGCAATACACGGCACAGACAACCGCCCCGGCAATACCTCAGTTGTCATAAGGAAGCCAAACTCAGGTGAGGGCCTAGACGGGGAGGCCTTAGGTACAGCGACTACTTCAGCCCCAACGTTTGCTGCACTGGCTAATGAAGCACTCATAGCTAGAGCCAAAGTAGCTTTAGGTGACATAGATCCTCCTACGTTCTACAAGAGGTTCCTGACTGCCGCTAAACACGCAAGTCCAGATAACCTAAGGATCGCAGTAGCCAGAGGTAATCTACCTAAGAGTGTCATAAGCGCCAAAGGCACTGTAGAGAAGGCAGGGTTGCTTAAGAACTACTGGGGGATTGTAGACAAGAAGAACAAGGGTAAGCCTCTAACAGAGAATCAACAACAGATTTATGATTTCTTTGAGGGAGCACCTGAGGTTAAACTAAGGGATAGAGGAGACGGTATTTACTCTTTCCAAGATACCCTAAAGTCTTCAGCGAAGGACTTAGGGGGTATGAATGCGTGGGGAGCCATAGACGTTAACAATAACAAAGTCTACCCAATGTTGTCAGATGGTCACGACATGATGGGTATGAATCCTCCGGGTGGTAACAGTCTAATCAACATTGTACCTATACGACCCTTTGACGTAGGAACCAAGACTAAGATACCTAAGGGTGAGAAGAAGTTTAAACCTGATATGCGTAAGATTGAAGAACTCACAGGCATTAAACAAAATAAAGGAGAGAGTCCTACGGCATACCAAGCTAGGGTCCTGAGGGACTACAGGGGCGACCCAACCCTACTTAACTTCTTAAGGGCTGGTGAGAACGTAGCCTACGCAGGGATGCTCACAGGACTAACAGGAGAAGAAAGGGAGCCATAAGGCCCCCTTGGTTTACTCTAGATTTCACAGTTGTTCCCAACGCAGGCTAATGTTTGACTGCCTTCAGTCATATCACTAGCCTCCTCTATGTCCCAACTAAAGTCCTTAGGGAACCCTTTGGACAACCTTTGGTACTCCTTGGCATCTATGGACTCGTAAGGGGCCTGTTGGTAGTTATGGTCACTGTAAGGTAAGAAAGAGATACCACTGATCTTATCAAACTTATTGTACAACCATTGTCCTACCTCAAGGAACTCAGAGTCACGGTAGTAGCAAGTCATCGAAGGCTTGTGCTCACACCAGTAGTCCTGATATATCTCCCACAACTCTAGT